GACCTAAATTTTATTATTAACTCAATATAAAAGAGCAATTAGCTTTTGCTAATTGCTCGGCCCAAGGTAATAGACATAGAGTGGGTATTAGTAAAATTGGCTATTCACGAGCCTGTTTACAGTGTAACCAAGATTTTTAAATGTATTCCCTCTTTAAAAACCTTATTCAAACAGTGGTATTTAAAGAGGGAGTGGAGTAATGAAAAGAATACTTTCCCTTTATACATGAAATGATTTTTTAATTCTCAATAATATATGAGTGTTAAGACAAAAATGTGTAATTAAAAGAGCAGCTAGCAAAAGCTAACTGCTCTCCGAAAAAACGTTAAGAAGGAAGTTCAGAACTCAAGTGTATTTATAGTATGAACGGAATATTGAGTTTTATTCAGGGGAGGAAGAGAAATGGAAGGGAAAACAGAGCCGAAAATGGTTCCAATCGCATCTTACGGATGGAACAAAGAAAAACAATGTGTAGAGTTCCAACTGTTAATAAATGAAGAGATATATGTAATGCCAGTGTACGCGAGAGATGTAAAAGGCATGGAGACTTGGTTTTTGTTAAAGAAACATAACTTAATAAAATAATCCTTTTGTTTATAGAAAAACAAGCTACCATGTTTCATTGATTGGGAATCTTTTCTAAGGTATGCTTCAGGGGATGGGAATAAAAAGAATATTTTCAAGAGGAAAGGGATTAATTTATGTTAGGAAAGTGGTTAGATAAATTAAAAGAACCTAAATGTATACATAGATATAAATTTATTAAAAGTCAAGACAATGAAGATTTTAAAGCTGGTAAGATGGGGATAGTTAGTTATTATAAATGTGAAAAGTGTGGTAAAGAGAAGGAAATCAGCAAATATACTAATGATGTTAATAGTGACTATTGGCATATTTAAAACAACATTCGAATACAGTCCGGCTAGAAAACTAGAGGACACCAATTCATTAAAGCAGCAATTAAAGCTGTTTTACGAATAGGTGTCCTTTTTATTTTGAAAAGGGAGATGGGGAAATGAAGGGGTTAAGAGATCAATTACGTGAATGGAAAAAGCGATCAAATAAAACAAAGAAGAAAAAACGAAAAGAGAAATTTAGCACCCGTGAAATTGAAGAATTAATGGGGATGCATAGACCTTGTTATGAACGAAGACGTGGAGCAATAAGACAAAAGTAATCTAAAAATAAAAAGGAGTGGTCGTACATGACTAAACAATTATCTTTCTTACCAAAAATTGATAGAACAGCAACACAAGAGGAATTAGAAGGCGTGTTGGAAAGCGTACGTATACATAGACAATTTGGGATGATGCGTAAAGAAATGAAAGTCACTCCTTCTTATGAAATACGTGAGCACGGCCCTACACATGCAGTTGGTAAACCGTTAGAAGATGTTGCTATAGCAAATGTTCAACAAAGCAAACGAGAAGAGTGGCTTGAAATAATGTCGGTACGTATTAACCAGTTTTTAAATCGATTAGGAAACGGGCGTGCAGGAAGTATTCAGAGAGAGATTATTTATAAACGTTATTTAGAAGATGAGGATGTGTGTGATTACATGGTTTATAACGAAATAGGGATGTCAGAGCGTACCTATCGACGTTGGAAATCTAAAGCGTTTTATAAACTTGCTTTTGCGCTCGGATTAGAAGTTTACGAGACAGAAGAAACTGGAGGTAATGAATAATGAATTTTGTTCAGCCAATACGTGATCCAGAGCAAATACAGCAAATTAAAGAGTATTTAAAAGAAAAGAGTGAACGTAATTATATCTTGTTTGTAATGGGAATTAATACAGGACTACGTATAAGTGATATTCTGAAACTGAAGGTTGGAGATTTAAAGGGCAGTCATATTTCAATGCGTGAAATGAAGACGGGTAAGCAGAAACGTATTCAGATTACTGCAGCGTTAAGAAGAGAGTTAAAGTGGTACATTGAAGATATGGAAGAATATGAGTATTTAATTAAGAGCAGACAAGGAAAGAATCGACCAATCGGAAGAAGCATGGCATACAAAATACTTAGTACTACAGCAGCAAAGTTTGGTTTAGAAGAAATTGGGACACATACATTACGTAAGACATTTGGATATCATATGTACATGCAGACAAAGAACATAGCTTTGCTGATGGAGATATTCAATCATTCAAGTGAACGAGTAACGTTAAGATATATAGGAGTAAACCAAGATGCAATGGATAAAGCAATGACTAGGTTTAAAATCTAATCATTGCTTTTTTTGTTCAAGGATAGCAACACATGCTTATCGACTTAAGAACAGAAACTTATGCTTGAACATAAAATCAAATTTAGATGTGCAAAGCTATTTCAAGTGAATAGAATCGCCTCTTTAAGAATACATAAAAAATATATATACAAGCGTAGTCTAATCACTACATCGTTGGTGAAAGTAGAATTCTATAAATTTTGGAGGAAGAGATATGCAAAAAAAGGTTCTTCTGTTTACAGATTTAGGGATTGATGATGCCTTTGCTATACTGTATACCTTTTTTCGTAAAGACATTCAACTTGTAGGAATCGTAGCCGATTATGGAAATGTATCAAGAGAAAATGTAATAAGAAATATTAACTATTTGAAGTACATTGCGGGAAGAGAAGAAATACCTGTATTCCTTGGTGCTTCTGTACCGTTGACAGGTATATTGATTAAGTATTTCCCTGAGGTACATGGAAAAGTTGGATTAGGACCTATTATTCCACCTGAAATTTCATATCCAGTTTATCCTTTAAATGATATTTATCAAATTATAGAATCAAATTTAGAAGATCTTACAATTATCAATTTAGGAAGACTTTCTTCGCTAGCTACGACTTTTGTATTGAATTTACAAACAATGCGAAATGTAAGAGAATGCATTTGCATGGGGGGAGCTTTTTTCTATCCAGGTAACGTAACTGCTGTGGCTGAAGCTAATTTTTACGCAGACCCTTATGCAGCAAACTTAATTCTGCAACATGCAAAGAACTTGACAATTATTCCTTTAAATGTGACCCAACATGCGATTGTTACACCCGAAATGGTCCAGCAAATCGATGCATTTCATCGGAATACACAAGATCTTGCAGGGCTTATCATTAAACCTATGTTAGATTATTATTATAATTTTTACTCCAAGTCTAATCCAGGTATAAGTGGAAGTCCTATGCATGATTTTGTAACAGTGTGGTATTTGCTAAATAGAGAGGCTGTTAGCCTTACGAGAGTACCTATTAAAGTAATTCCTGATCAAGGGGAAGGTTTTGGACAAAGCATTGCAGACTTTCGTTTTGTTACTAATCCAGGCTATAAAATGCATAATGTAGCTTTTCAGTTTGATTATGAAAGGTTCAGGAAGGATATTATGGAAACGTTCTTAAAGAAGAGAATGTAAAAGACTTTGTTCATTTTATTTAACGTATAGGAATCCAACTTTTTAGGTTGAAATTCTCTTAGCATACAAAATTTTTGAAATTCTGGCTGTATTTCGTCACTATCAAGCTGATAAAATAAAATCCTGCTAAAAATAAAAATCTACTGACTATTTAAATTAATTTACGAATACAGTGGATTTTATTTTGGAGTAGACATTAAAACTTTAAATTGGGCCATGTTATTCTACCCATTCTATACAGTTACTCGTTTTTATTGTGTGTGTAACTCAAAAGAGGAAGTGTTATGAAGTTATGAATATCAAAGGCTGTAGCATTTGGCATAGTTACACACAATATAAGATATGGGTAACTTGAATGATATGTATTTTTCCCTTACTTATTTTAATGATAGAATATTAGATAAAAAGAGGTGTTTAATAAGTGGAAGAAAAAGAGAAAACAGATGAAGAAAAAATTGATGAAAAAGGAAGCGAAGACAGAATTATAAATGAAGCCAATAATTTGGACGTGCATTCACCTAAAATAATTCCAATGCCCGAATTTGGTACAACCTTAATAGATATAAAAAATACAGCCCATGAGAAGATGGAGCCAATAATAGATATGCAAAATGCAGTCCATGAGAAGATGAAGCCAATAATAGATATGCAAAATGCAGTCCATGAGAAGATGAAGCCAATAATAGATATGCAAAATGCAGTCCATGAGAAGATGAAGCCAATAATAGATATGCAAAATGCAGTCCATGAGAAGGTGAAGCCAATAATAGATATAAAAAATGAAGCTCATGAAAAAATGCAACCTATTTTAGAAGCACAAGAGAAGGTTAATAAATTAATACAACCGCTCATAGATATGTTAAACCGCATTGATTGGGATTTAATACGTGAATCAGTAAGGGAACGAATCAAAGAAATAGAAGGTATATTAATTGAACAAGAAAATAATTTTTGGTGTTTAGATATGGATAGTATGTTAGCTATAATGGAGGGGAAAATAACACAAGATGATCTAACAGAATATGTAGATGCAAACCTTGAATCATACATAACAAAAATAATTCAAGATCCTATGTACGAACTTCATGCAACCTTAATTGAAGAAACCTATAGAGCGTATAAAGCTGGACTTTATAAATTGTGTACAATGCCGCTTTTTGCAGCATTTGAGCATATTTTCACATTGTGGTATATGGGGAAAATAAATACAGATGGGGTAACAGTTAATTATAGACCCGACGTAAAAAGATTATATTATAAAATTAAACCTGAAAAATATAAAGAGGATAATGATGTGGAACAAGAAGGATTGAATACAATTTTTTCGTTATCTGTACTTAGAATGTATAAAAACACATTTATTAAAATACCAGATGAGTTGTGTCAAGAACTTAATCGTAATTCAATCGCACACGGTTATCATAATTATGATTCTCTTACTAAGGTAGAGGTACTTAAGCTGTTTCAATTACTCAAGTCTGCCTTAATATTAAAGTCTTTTGATTCAAATAAAGTGGCAGAGTCGTGACCGCTTTTTGGCAGGAAATGTGCCGGTCGTTTTGAAATCAACGTGATATATTTGTATTGTGAGAAGTGGCGGAAAACACAACTCATAAATTCCTTTATAAACTATATGTTGTTTAAACGGTTTCGTAATGACGGCACATAAAATCCGAAACCAGCAGATGGTAATGATTGAATGATACCGTTATTAAGGAGAGCTTTTGCTCTTCTTCCAGTTACTTAATATCGTTGATACATATTGGTAGGTTATCATTAAGTTACTGGAAGAAGGATGAAACTTCACGCACTGGAATTAAATTACAAATTAATAATCGATAAAAAAAGCATCCATTCGGGTGCTTTTTATTTGGAAGGAGGATGAAGAATGAAACTAGATAAACAAGAACAAGCGGTGGCTATTGGTACATTCATTTCAATGTTAGGACAGGAACTTGTAAATGATCGTATCGATAAACAGAAATTAGAAAGTGTACTTCCTATCTTTAATGAAATGCAAGATAATACAACACCAAAGCAAAAGAGAGAAGCGATGATTAGTTTGCTTGAAAAAGCGGTAGATGAATTCTTAAAGTAATAGCCATAAAAAAAGGGAAAGCAACTCGCTTGGGGTGCGAATCACTTTTCCTGATGGCAATGTTAACTTTATTATAACAACTTGTATTTATTTGGTAAATATATAATTGGAATATTCTTTCTAAAGGAGTGAGGATAGATGCAAGTCTACTGTTCTAGCTGCAATAAAGATTACGATATGCAACCACAAGTAGCACAGCTTCCCAAAAGAATTGAGAAGTGTTTCTACATTTGTCCACATTGTGGTCATGAGCATGTTGCTGCATATGTGAACGATAAGGTTCGTAAGCATCAAGCTGACATTACAAAGTGTCACGAGCGGATTAATAAAAATAATCGGGCAATCGAGGATGAAATGAAACGGTTGAGGAAGAGGATGGAAGGTGCCAAGTAAACCATTCAAGCCATGTAAGTCGTTAGGTTGCAACGAACTAACACGGGATAAGTATTGTGCTAAACATATCGAAAAGGAAAAAGCAACAGTAAAATATTATGACAAACATATTCGAAACAAAAGCTCACGTTCATTCTACAACTCAAGATTGTGGAAGGATATGCGTGAGCTTATTTATCGTAGAGATCATGGCTTATGTGTTCAATGTAGAAGCAAGGACGTCATTAAGATAGGTGATGTAGTCGATCATATCATTCCTATCCTTGTTGATTGGTCGAAACGATTAGAACCATCTAATTTACAAACACTTTGCCATGCTTGCCATAACAAGAAAACAAAAGAAGATGAGAAGAAAAACAAAAAATAATTCGAAAGAAAAAAATCATAAGCATCCCCCCACTATGAAAAAGCAAAAGGCGACTTCCTGAAGACCGCCGCCTAGCTTTCCGTACAAAAAATTCGTTTTATTTCATAAAAGGGGGTTCAACCAAAGGAGGTGGTTCACATGGGACGAAAAGCAAAGCCGATTCATTTGCAAATACTTGAAGGGAATAAAAACCGATTAACTAAACAAGAAATAGAGCAACGAGTGAAGGCTGAACAAAGTATTCAACCAAAAACGAATAGAATAAAAGCTCCAACTTGGTTAAATGCAGTAGCTAAAAAAGAATTCAATCGTATTTCTAAAGAATTAATGGAATTAGACCTTATTACGAATGTAGATATTAATGCTTTGGCGGCTTATTGTGATGCCTACTCTGATTACGTTGAATGCACAAAAATTATCAGTGAAGAAGGGCTAATGGTAGAGTATACAAATAAAGCGGCTGAAACCAATAAAGTTCCACATCCCTTATTAACTAAAAAGAAACAATTGCATGAACAAATGAAGTCGCTGGCAATTGAATTTGGATTAACACCAAGTTCTAGAGCATCGTTAGCAAAACCAAAGGGTGATGATAAACCCAAAACCAATGCGGAAAAGCGATTTGGTGATAGGGTATGAGACTAGAAGAAAGGCTAATGCAATATGTTTATGACATTTCGGACGGTAACATATTGGCTTGTAAGAAACATAAATGGGCTTGTGAGCGTTTTTTAAGAGATCTAGAACGTACACAAGATGATGAATGTCCATTCTATTTTGATATTGAACAGTTGTATGATTTTTATGAGTGGTGCAAGCAATTTAAACATTTTAAAGGTGTATTAGCAGGGCAATATATTGAATTAACTGATTTTCAGTTATTCGTAGCAGCTAATATATTTTGTTTTCTTATTAAAGATACAAATAATAGACGTTTCCTACGTGTATTTATTGAACTTGCAAGGAAAAATGCAAAATCACAATTTTTGGCCCTTATCGCTTCTTATATAACGTTCTTATCTGATCAACAAGAAGAGTGCTATATAGCTGGTTGGGATAGACAACAATCAAGCCTTGTTTACAATGATATTTTAAAACAACTTGGTGCATGTGATATGTTATCCAAAAAATATAAGGACTCTTATGGGAAAATCACGCATATAAAGAGTGGTTCAACAATAACACCGCTTTCTAAAGAAGCAAAAAAGACTGGTGATGGCACAAATCCATCTCTCGGTATCGTTGATGAATATCATGCTCATGATACTAGTGAGATTTATGATGTAATTGATTCTGGAATGGGTGCGCGTGAAAATACATTAATGTTCATTATTACCACAGCGGGATTTAACATTAATGGACCTTGTTACAAGGAGTATAAATACTGTTCAAGGATATTAGATCCAGATGATTTAGGTGTAGAAAATGATGAGTATTTTGTTGTTATTTGTGAACTTGATAAAGATGATGATATTAAGGATGAAACTAATTGGATAAAAGCCAATCCAATTGTAGCAACTTATGAAGCTGGAATGAAGAAGCTTCGAAGTGATTTGAAAGTCGCTCTTGATAATCCTGAAAAAATGCGGTCTTTTCTAACGAAACGTATGAATATTTGGGTTAACCGAAAAGAAAATGGTTATATGGATATGTCTAGATGGAATAAATGCGATGGTGTAATTGAGTTGTCAGAACTAAAAGGTATGGAATGTACAGTAGGAGCTGATTTATCAGCAAAAATCGATTTAACTAGTGTTGATTTCGAATTCAAAAAAGATGATAACTACATTGTAATTAGCCATAGCTTTATACCAGAAGATACTTTAGATGAAAAAATGAAAACAGATAAAGTACCATATGACATTTGGGCGCAGCAAGGTTGGATTACTGTAACGCCGGGTTCAGTAGTAGACTATAATTTCGTGAAAGAGTATATAAAAACGATGGAGTCAGATAATGAGTTTAAAATAAAAGAAATTTGTGCTGATCCGTGGAATGCAACTCAATTCATGCAGGACATGGAAGCAGAAGGGTATGTTGTTGTAGAAATCCGACAAGGTATGGCTACTTTATCAGGACCAACAAAAGACTTTCGTGAGCAAGTGTATCAAAAGAAAATTATTCATAATAACAATCCAGTTCTGAATTGGGCAATTGGGAATGCTGTTACTAAGCAAGATGCCAACGAAAACATCATGTTGGACAAGTCAAAAGCAACAGAGAGAATTGACCCTATAGCGGCTGTAATTAACTCACACGTTCGCTGTATGCTCAATTCTGGTGAAATGGATTTGAATTCATATATTTTAAGTCAAAATTTCTCATTCTAGGAGGAATTACATGCGTTTTTTATTGTTTTTTATAAGTATTTTAGAAGATATTTTACTTATTTCGGGGTTGTCCATCATTGTTGGGACAACTTTTTTTATTAATCCAATTTACGGCTGGTATCTGTTAGGGCTTATTCTCACAATGATGGGGGTGGTAATGATAAGAAGTTAGAAAGGAGGTGAAACTTTTGATTTTTCGGCATTTATTTAAGAACCAAGATACGACCGATTTGAAAAATCCGTCTCCTTGGTTTAAAAGTCTATTTGGTTATCAAGCAGCAAGTGGTGAAAAGGTTACGGTTGAATCATCTTTAGGGGTCCCGACAGTATATCGATGCATTAATATCCTTGCAAACAGTGTTGCAATGCTTCCTTTTCAAGTTTTTAGAAAGACATCAAAAGGAAGAGAACGAGATAAGATGCACCAAGTGTCGTTTGTTTTGGAAAGAAGACCGAACCCTTATCAAAGCCCATTTAAATTCAAACATTTAATCGAAACGCACCGCAATACATGGGGAAATGCTTACATCAATATTCATTGGGGTGCGGATGGTAGACCGAAAGAATTATGGGCACTAAATCCGGCTGTAACAACTCCCATCGTGGATCTGAAGACAAATAAGTTATGGTATTTTACGAATTTACCAGATGGTACACCTATTAAAATAACTGATGATGACATTATTCATCTTACTACGTTGTCTACTGATGGACTGAAGGGTAAACCACCTATTCAGATTGCGAGAGAGTCTATAGGTAGTTCACAAGCGGCACAAAAATTTAAAGGTAAATTCTTTACAAATGGTGCAGCCCATAGTGGGATATTGAAAACTCAACAAGCCCTTGGAAAAGAAGCGAAAGATGTACTTCGTGACGCTTGGGAAGAAGCAAATACAGGTTTGAATAATGCTCAAAGGATAGCAATTTTGGATGCTGGTTTAGAATTTGAGAAAGTCGGGATGCCATTAAAGGATGCTCAATTTATTGAAGGTATGAAGTTCGATAAGGCTGAGATTGCAAACATCTTTAATATTCCATTACACATGATTAATGAGTTGGATCGTGCTACATTCTCAAACATTGAGCAACAGGCATTGGATTTTATCCAAAATACATTGAGTCCAATTCTTATCCAGTATGAAGAAGAATTTTCTTATAAAACATTTTCATTTAATGAACAAAAGCGTTATTATTTGAAATTTAATCTAACAAGTTTACTTCGCGCTGATTCTAAATCGAGAGCGGAATTTTATAAGATTATGTTAGATGCTGGTGCTTTCTCAATCAATAAAGTATTAGAGCTTGAAGATATAGATGGAATTGGAGAATATGGTGATAAACATCGTGTCGATCTAAACCATGTATCCATTGAGATTGCGGATGAATACCAATTAGCGAAAGCTAGTGGAGGTTTGTCACTGAAAGGAGGTGAGGGCAATTAAAGACGTATTCACTGTTAAAAATCAAACGGAATCGTCAGCAGACCTATTTATCTATGGTGACATCATAAATAATACAGGTTGGAAATGGGATGATTCTGACATTATGCCTGATGATGTGAAAAATATTTTGGGGCAATTAGATGATAAAAGTAACCTTAATATCTATGTAAATAGTGGCGGTGGCTCTGTCTTTGCTGGTTTGGCCATTTATAACATGTTAAAACGCAATAAGGCTCAAAAAACTGTTTATGTAGATGGTGTTGCAGCTTCTATCGCTTCCGTAATCGCCCTGGCTGGTGATCGTGTTGTTGTCCCTTCTAATGCTTTCTTAATGATTCATAAGCCTTGGACATATGCAGCCGGAAATGCAATTGATTTCCGAAAAGCAGCAGAAGATCTGGATAACATTGAGTCTGGGATTATGAATGTATATAAGGAAAACTTAAAAGAAGGCATTGAAATTGAAGAAATTCAACAATTAGTAGATGCTGAGACCTGGTTAAGTGGTGAAGAAGCTGAAAAATACTTCAATATTGAAGTTGTGGAAGCAAAAGAAGTCGCAGCTTGTAGTAGTGATTACTTTGATAAATATCAGAAAACACCTAGTAAAGTAGTAGCAAAATTGTCTTCTCTTCCTAAGAAGGACCTTAATGAACAATTAAAAATTCAAAACGCACTAGACCTGTTAGAACTATAGGTCTATTTTTGTGCCAAAACAAGGAGGAAATACTGAATGGATAAACGTGAACAAGAATTACGTCAAAGAATAGCTGATTTAAAAGCGAAAGCTGAGGAATTTAATAACAGCGGTAAATATGAAGATGCAAAGGCGAAAATCGAAGAAGCGAAAAACGCGAAAAACGAACTAGATAACTATCTAGCAATGAAGCAAATTCAAGTTCCTGAACCTGTAAACTCACAAACAGGAGCGTTACCTCCAGCATCAGTCCAAAATGAAGATACATCGTATAAAGAAGTATTTATGAAAGCAATACGTGGTCAAAGTTTAAGTCATGAAGAAGCAAGTGTTATGCAGGAATATAAAGCGGCCTTATCAGAGAATTCAGGTAAAGATGGCGGTTATATTGTTCCTGAAGATATTACGACAACTATTAACCAATTAAAACAGACGGTTGATAATTTAGAACAATATGTAAATGTACAACCTGTTTCAACAAATAAAGGGGCTCGTACATTAGAAAAGCGCGCGGCATCAACACCATTTGCTCCATTATCTGAGTATGGTAAGCCGAATGCAATGCAAGAAATTGCTTCTCCTGAATTTGATCGTTTATCTTATGCTATTGAAGATTACGCAGGATTCTTACCAGTACCAAATGATTTATTAGATGATACAGATCAAGCTTTAGAAGAATATTTACGCCAATGGATCGCTAAGAAATCTATTGCTACTCGTAACTATCTAATTTTACAAGAACTCAACAAATTGACAAAGGTTGATTTTAAAGATTATAAAGGCATTAAAACAGCGTTAAATGTTACATTAGACCCGGCATTTGCAGCTGGAGCTAATATTTTTACTAACCAAGATGGATTCAATTACTTAGATCAATTGGAAGATAAAAATGGTCGTCCGCTTCTTCAACCAGATCCAACAAATCCAACACGTAGTTTGTTGTCAGGAAAACCGGTTATTACTTTGTCCAATAAGACAATCGCCACAGATAAAGATGGGAAAGCACCTTTCATTGTTGGTAATTTAAAAGAAGCCATCATTCTTTGGGATAGAAAACAATTATCTATCGATATGACTACAGAAGGTGGAAACGCTTGGAGAACAAATACTTCTGAATTCCGAGCAATCGAGCGTGAAGATGTTACGCCATGGGATACAGAAGCAGTTGTGTATGGACAAATTATTGTTACGCCTAAAACAGGAGCTTAATAAGGTAGGAGGTGTCCTTCTTGGTACTAACATTAGAGGAAGCGAAAAAGTATCTTCGTGTGGATGGTGATGAGGAGGATGATCTCATTACATCTTTCGTAATAGCAGCTGAAATATATATTAAAAATGCTACAAGTAAAAATGTAGATTTAAAAAGCGAGCTTGCTAAATTAGCAGCTCGTATTTTAATTGCTCATTGGCATGAAAATCGTGAAGCGGTTGGAAAAGCTGAACAATTAGCATTTAGTTTGCAGTCAATATTAGTTCAATTGCAATATTGTGGTGGTGATTCAAGTGAATCCGGGTAAATTAGATAAACGTCTTACATTTCAAGTGAAAGACGATGAAGCAAAGAGCCCAGACGGTGATCCAATAGAAAATTATAAAGATTCTTTTACTGTATGGGGTTCTTTTATTTTTTTAAAAGGAAGAAAATACTTTGAAGCAGCCGCAGCTAATAGCGAAATTCAAGGTGAAACGGAAATCCGATATCGCGTTGATGTAAATGCTGATATGAAGATTAAGTATAAGAACGTAATGTATGACATTATTTCAGTTATTCCAACTGAAAAACACACCTTATCAATCATGTGGAAGCGTGGTGGAATGAATGGCTGAGGGTGTTGAGTTTTTAGGCTTTGATCGCTTGATATCTGAATTAGAGCAAATGGGTCTACGTGGGGAAAAGATTGAAGATAAAGCTCTTGCAGCAGGTGGAGAACCTATCCGAAAAGCTATTTCTGAAATAGCGCCAAGAAGTGATAGTCCTAAAAGAGCAACAAAAAGTGAACCGTGGCGTACAGGACAACATTTAGCTGATAATATACGAGTTACAAAAGCTAAAATGGAAGGTGGCATAAAAACTATTAAAATAGGGATAGATAAAGCAGATCGTTCTCCATTTTTCTATGGGAAGTTCTTAGAATGGGGAACGTCTAAAATGCCAGCTCAACCATTTATAGAACCGGGTTTTAATTCTTCAAAAGAAGCGGCAATTCGCGCTATGACAGACATTTTGAAGAATGAAATGAGGTTGAATCTATGATGAATTTACGACCCGAAATTGTACAAGCTCTTGAAAATAATCAAGGGCTTGTTTCTTTATTAGGTGGAAAACGTGTTTATTATCGTAAAGCCAAAAATGCTGAAGAGTTTCCACGTATTACGTTTTTTGAATTAGACAATAGGCCAGAGGGATTTGCAGATAATGATGAAAGCGAAAGTGAAATCACATTCCAAATCGATATTTGGTCAAAGGGTAGTACAACAGCGATTCATCAAAAAGTGAATGAAATCATGAAAAGTATTGGTTTCTCACGTTATGCGGTTGCTGATTTATATGAAGATGATACACAAATTTTTCATTACGCGATGAGGTTCGCGAAAGGAGTGGAGTTATAGATGGCTGGAGAAGTTATTAAAATTAGTTCGACTGTCGGTGTAGATAGTCTTGTTTATGCGAAATCAGTGAAAGACGATGCAACTGGAGTGGATTATGCAACCGTTAAGAAGTTAGAAGGTGCTGTAAAGGTTAAAACCTCTAAAAAGGTGTCTTCTGAAATAATGTGGAGCGATAACAAAAAGTCAGAAATTGCTGAGTCTGATGGTGAGGTTGAAGTTGAAATTGAAGTTCGAGGTCTTCCATTATCCACAAAAGCTGATATTGAAGGATATCCAGAAGTTACAGACGGTGTATTAGATGAAAAGCGTGAGGGTGAAAAACCGTATGTAGCAATCGGATGGCGCTTTTTGAAGGCAAATGGTAAATATCGATACGTTTGGTTGTTAAAAGGGAAGCTTTCACAAGAAGAGGAAGAAGCTGAAACTAAAAAGGATAAACCGAACTTCCAAACTACGAAACTTAAAGGTTCTTTCATTGAACGTGATTTTGATAACAGATCGAAGTTTACAGCGGATGAAGACGAACCTACATTTACAAAATCTGTTGGAGATAACTGGTTCAAAAAGGTATACGAAAAAACAGCAACACCACCAGCAGGAAAGTAGGGTGGGAGCAAAAGCGCTCTCTTTTTTATTAATTAAGGAGGAATAAACTATGAAATTAACTTTAAGAATCAATAAGGAAAATAAAACTTTTAATTTACCAGAGTTCATTCCAGCTCGCCTAATCCGTCAGGCGCCTGAGCTTGCTGATATTCCAAATAATCCTGGTCCAGAGGATATGGATAAAATGGTCAAATTTGTGGTAAATGTTTATGATGAACAATTCACTTTGGATCAATATTGGGATGGTGTGGATGCCCGTAAATTCTTATCAACAACTTCAGATGTAATTAACGCAATTATTAATGAAACTGTGGATGCAGCTGGTGGTACACCTGGAACTGGAGAAGCAGAAAACCCAAACACGTAGAGGGGGGAGGGCTAACGTTCAGTGAGTTTATGGACGAGCTCTACCTCTCTTTATTACGTCAAGGATATAAACATCATCACATTGATAATGAAATGGATATTTGGCATTATTTAAGGTTGAATCGTAAGCATCGTGATCAAAGTAATTCAAATAGTACAAATCAAAATTCAAATGAAGTTGAAGTTCCAGCGGAAAACATTATTTAGCAAGGGGGTGAGACATTGGCGAATGAAATGAATAATCTAGTCGTTAGGCTTTCCCTTGATAATGTGAATTTTCGTCAAGGTATTGCGAATTCAGGACGTGCCGTAAGGACTTTACAAAATGAATTGAAATCAATCAGTACTGGTATGGGTGGTTTTGCAAACGCTAGTGAGCAAACACGAGCCAAAACGGATGCACTTAATAGATTGATTGAAGCACAAAAAGAAAAAGTTAGAGCATTACGCCAAGCCTATGATCAAAATAAGGCTAAGTTGGGTGAAAATGATGCAGCAACCCAGCGATATGCTTCACAGGTCAATAAAGCGGTTGCTGATTTAAATAGGTTTGAAAATGAATTAAAACAAGTAAACCGTCAAGCTGAACAAAAAGGGATGGATAAGTTAAATAATTCTTTGAAATCCTTACAGGCTGAATTTCAGTCTATTACAACAGGCATGGGCGGTTTTTCTAATGCAACAGAGCAAACCCGGGCGAAAATTGATGTTCTCACTCGCATGGTGGATAAGCAGAAAGAAAAGATTAGGGAACTTCAACAAGCCTATAATCGTGCGAAAACAGAAGAAGGCGAAGCGAGTCAATCGGCACAACATTATGCTGAACAAATTCATCGCGCTACAGCTGAACTTAATCGATTTGAAACTGGGCTACAGCAGTCAAATCGTGAATTAGAGCAGCAAGGCAATCGCTTGTTGAATTTTGGTAATCGCATGGAGACATTAGGTAACCATTTGCAAAATGCAGGAATGCAAATTGGTATGGTGTTTGGTGGGATGACTTATGCTATAGGACGTGGTTTAAAATCCGCGGTTACTGAATCAATGAATTTTGAACAACAAATGGCGAATATTAAAGCGGTATCCGGTTCTACTGGAGAAGAAATGAAAAAGTTAAGCGAGTTAGCTGTTAACATGGGGGAAACAACAAAATACTCCAGTGTTCAAGCGGGACAAGGTATAGAGGAATTAATAAAAGCCGGAGTTAGTTTAACAGATATTATAAATGGTGGTTTAGAAGGTGCTCTTAACTTAGCTACAGCAGGAGAGCTAGAATTAGGCGAGGCGGCAGAGATTGCATCCACAGCCCTAAATGCATTTAAAGCAGATCATCTTTCAGTAGCAGATGCAGCTAACATATTATCGGGTGCAGCAAATGCATCAGCTACAGATGTACGTGAACTGAAATATGGTTTAGCGGCATCGTCAGCAGTAGCAGCAGGGGCTGGAATGACGTTTAAAGATACAGCTACGACTCTTGCAGTATTTGCTCAGAATGGGTTAACGTATAGCCCCGTTGCGGAGAGATTCGCAGCGTAAAGGACGTGAATTGCTGGGAAGCTAAGGTTATATAACTATGCTAATCAGCAGCCGAGTCATTTAGGAATAAATGAAGGGTCCAGAGACTAGGGTATGGAGTCCAGAACGGACAGTAAAACCCCACGAGCGCGTCCCATCCTAACGTGTAAGGCGAGGATGATGATATAGTCCGATACTCCAGTGAAAATTGGAGAATATGAGATAAAGAGCTCATATATAACGAATGTAAAAGGTTCTGATGCAGGTACTTCACTAAAAACTATGCTTATGCGGTTAAACCCATCTACTAAAGAAGCGTATAACAAAATGAAAGATTTAGGTCTTATCACGTATAACGCCCAAGCGGGTTTTGATTTTTTAGTTAAAAACGGTATTCAACCAGCTTCAAGAAATGTAGGAGATATAGAAGTTGCTTTAGAAAAATACGTAATGAAAACCGAAGGGGTTACAAAGTGGAACGATAAATGTGATACAGCATTCCGTGAGTTAGCCACGAGTTCGGCTTTCTTATCATCAAAATTTTATGATCAACAAGGGCATATTCAAAGTCTAGAAAATATTTCAGGAACACTTCATGAGTCTATGAAAGATTTAACAGACCAACAACGAAGTATGGCTTTAGAAACATTATTCGGTTCGGATGCTGTACGTGGTGCAACTATTCTCTTTAAAGAAGGGGCAAAGGGTGTTAATGAGATGTGGGATTCCATGTCGAAGGTTACAGCAGCTGATGTCGCAACAACTAAAATTGATACTCTACAAGGACGAATTACATTATTAGACTCGGCATTTTCCACAATGAAAAAGACAATCGGTGATGCGCTTGCCCCTGTGGTTAGTGCTTTTGTTGCTGGATTGCAGAAACTTGTGGATGGATTTAACGCATTACCAGGGCCAGTACAAAAGGCTATTGCGATTACAGGTGGTATTGTTCTTGCTTTAACAGCTGTGGCTACAGCTGTAGGTGTTGTTTTAGCGGCGTTTGGAATGATTGCTTCAGGAATTGGTTCTCTATCTATTGCGTTAGCATCCGTCGGCGGGATTGCTGGAGTTGCAGCGGGAGCGGTTGGATTCTTAGGAAGTGCACTAGGTTTATTACTAGGTCCGATTGGATTGGTAGCAGTCGCTCTCATTGGAACTGGAGTTGTCGCATATAAAGCATATCAAAAAGCAACAGAGGACAGTATTGCTTCCGTAGATCGGTTTGCTACGAATACAGAGGGGAAAGTAAGCTCATCCACAAAGAAAGTCCTTGGTGAGTATTTCAAGTTGTCTGATGGCATTAGACAAAAGTTAACTGAAATTAGATTGAACCATGAAGTGATAACTGAAGAACAATCACAAAAGCTAATCGGACAGTATGACAAGCTAGCTAATACAATTATAGAAAAAACAAACGCAAGACAACAAAAAGAGATTGAAGGCCTGAAAAAGTTTTTCGCTGATTCATACGTTTTAACAGCAGAAGAAGAAAATAAGCGCATCGAGCAACTTAATCAGCATTACGAACAAGAAAAATTAAAGACTCAAGAAAAAGAAAATAAAATCAAAGAAATTCTTCAAACCGCAGCTAGAGAAAACAGAGAGTTAACAACATCTGAACGCATCTCCTTGCAAGCTTTACAAGATGAAATGGACAGAGTTGCTGTAGAGCATATGTCTAAAAATCAAATGGAGCAAAAGGTTATTCTTGAAAATATGCGTGTGCAGGCTAGTGAAATTTCAGCTAGACAGGCAGCGGAAGTTGTAGAGAATAGCGCTAAAGCAAGGGATAAAGTTATTGAAGATGCGAAAAAAACACGTGATGAAAAAATTGCTGAGGCGATTCGTCAGCGTGATGAAAATAAAACAATTAATGCTGATGAAGCGAACGCAATCATTGCTGAGGCAAAACGTCAGTATGATAGTACAGTTTCTACAGCGCGAGACAAACATAGAGAAATTGTTAGTGAAGCAAAATCCCAAGCTGGGGAACATGCAAATCAAGTTGATTGGGAAACTGGTCAGATAAAATCTAAATACCAAGTAATGAAAGATGATGTAGTTCAAAAGATGAAAGAAACTTGGTCAGGTATAACAAAATGGTGGGAAGAAACAAAAACTTCAGCAAGCAACAAGGTAGAAGAGATAAAAAATACAGTTTCAAGGAAATTTGAAGAAAAGAAAAAAGCTGTCGTTGATAAAATGAAAGAAATAAAGAGCCATATTGAAGATAAGTGGAATACAGTTGAAAAATTCTTCAGCACTATAAATCTACGTTCCATTGGTAAATCCATTATAGAAGGTCTTGAAAAAGGGTTGGATGATGCGACAGGTGGTTTATATAGTAAGGCGAAAAGCATTGCTGGAGAGATTAAAAAGACTATTTCTGGAGCACTAGAAATTAACAGTCCATCTAAAGTGATGATTCCAGTTGGTAGTGCCGTACCAGAAGGTGTTGGCGTTGGTATGGATAAGGGGAAACGATTTGTTGTGGATGCAGCAAAAAATGTAGTTGGAACTGTAAAAAAACAAATGAGTAATATGCCATCTGTTTTTGATTTTGGATTCCAAACTTCGCATTATAGTATCCCGCATAATGCACTGGGTGATTTCAATGGGTATACGCAACCACAATCGCCTTATAACAACGCACCTACAGCAAGAACTATGTTCTCGGATAGATCAGGTAGAGAACAAGAATTAAATTTAACTGTAAATATGACCAACGTTTTAGATGGAAAAGAATTAGCGAACGGAAGTTACGCATATACTACCAAGCTTCAAGATCGTGAACAAAAAAGAAAAGCGGAATTTTAAGGGCGGTGAGCACGTTGGGGAAACTCAGCTTTACTTTTAATAAGATCAGAAAAGATTATATTCAAATGCTAGTTGGAAGAAAACGCCCTTCCTGGGCTCCAGTTAAAAGAAAATTAGTAAGAGTCCCTCATCGCGCAGGGGCTCTTTTTCTTAATACAGAAACAGAGGAACGTCGTATTGATGTTCCTCTTGTAATTAAAGCGAAAAAAGATATCGCTGATTTACAAAAGGTAAAAGAAGATTTAGCGGATTGGCTATATACAGAGCAACCAGCTGAACTTATTTTTGATGATGAGTTAGACAGGACTTATTTAGCATTAATTGATGGTTCTGTCGATTTGGACGAAATAGTCAATAGAGGTAGAGGTGTTATTACTTTTGTTTGTCCAATGCCGTATAAATTAGGTAAACAAAATACTCATACGTTTACTCAAAACTGGTCCACTGAAATCACTACTTCTTTCGTCAATCAAGGTAATGTAGAAGCGCCTCCAATTATTGAGATTGAGGCCAAGAAACCGAGTACATTTTTAGATGTATGGTTTGGTGAGTATCCGTATAATCGTGATTATTTTAGAATCGGTTATCCGTTGAAAACAGAGCAACTACCTGTAGAGAGAAATCAAAGGCTGATATGGGATGAAATGACTACCACTGTTGGGTGGAGTAAAGTAAGTTCAATGGAAGATGGCAACCCAGTCGGTGAAATGAAATCAGACGGTTATCAATTTTATTGCTCTAATTATGGTACAGGGACAGGAAAAGGATGGAATGGTGCAGCTGTTAAAAAAAATATACCTAATGGGCCAGTGCAAGATTTTATTATGCAGGCTTATGTTACATGTAAAAGTAAACGTATCAATGAGATGGGTCGAGTGGAAATAGCGATATTAGATGAAAACAGTAAAGTGCTTTCGAAAATAGCTATGACTGATGTATTTTGGCAAGCTGAACAAAACTTCGGAACAATGGTAATCGGTTATGATAATAAACCAGGAAGAAGAAGTTTAATTCATGAAAGTGGAGATTATCCAAACACTTGGAACCAGTATCAAGGGCGATTGTGGATAGCTAGAACAGGAAATGTATGGGAAGCGTATATTTCGAAATTCCTCCCGGGGACGGAAAAAGATGATTCTGAACGATTTGTGCGGTGGACGGATGAAAATAACTATCACATGGAAAAAGCGGCGCAAATTCAAATCAGTATTATGCAATGGCAAGATGTACCGCCAGTAGAAGCGATGACCGTTTCAGATTTAAAGTTTTGGAAAGTGAATTTAAATACTCAAAATAATCCGCCTTACATTTTTGATACGGGAGACAAGATTATAATTGATACAGAAAAAAGTCTTGTAACCATTAACGGTAAAAATGCGATTAATTTAAAAGACATTTTTAGTAATTTTCCAAATGTCATACGTGATGAGAATCGTATTGATATAATGCCACCAGATGTTAAAGCGACTGTTAGTTATAGGGAGAGATACAGATGAGAACACCAAGCGGGATTTTGCATGTTGTGGATTTCAAAACAGATCAAATCGTTGCAGTTATTCAGCCAAATGACTATTGGGATGATAATAGGCGTTGGGAACTAAAAAACAATGTTGATATGCTGGATTTCACTGTTTTTGATGGAACTACTCATTCAGCTACACTACAACAACAAAACCTTGTTTTAAAAGAAGTTCGCGATGGAAGAGTTGTACCATATGTCATTACAGAAACAGAGAAGAATTCAGACAAACGATCCATTACCACATATGCTTCAGGAGCTTGGGTTCAAATTGCTAAATCAGGCATTATAAAACCACAAAGGATAGAAGGAAAAACAGTAAACGAATTTATTGATATGGCTCTTGTAGGCATGAAATGGAAACGTGGAAAAACAGATTATGCAGGTTTTCACACTATGACCATTGATGAATTTATGGATCCGTTAACTTTTTTAAAGAAAATAGCTTCTTTATTCAAATTAGAAATTCAATATCGCGTTGAGGTTCAAGGGTCACAAATAGTTGGATGGTATGTTGATATGATTCAAAGGCGTGGTCGAGACACGGGGAAAGAAATAGAACTGGGGAAAGATTTAATAGGTGTTACACGTATTGAACATTCAAGAGACATTTGTACAGCACTAGTCGGCTTTGTGAAAGGTGAAGGCGATAATGTAATTACTATTGAAAGTATCAATAGGGGATTTCCCTATATTGTTGATAATGATGCATTTCAACGATGGAATGAACGTGGTAAACATAAATTTGGTTTTTATACACCAGAAACAGAAGAATTAGACATGACTCCAAAACGTTTAATGACTTTAATGGAAATAGAATTAAAAAAACGTGTCAATTCTTCCGTTTCTTATGAAGTAGAAGCACAATCGATTGGACGTATTTTCGGACTAGCTCATGAACTAATTAATGAGGGCGATACGATCCGAATCAAAGATACAGGATTCACACCTAAGTTATACCTTGAAGCACGTGTAATTGCTGGTGATGAATCTTTTACGGACCCTACACAAGATAAATATGTGTTTGGAGATTATCGCGAAATTACTGATTCAAACGAAGAACTACGGAAAATTTACAATCGAATCTTAGGATCATTAGGCAATAAACAAGAGCTGATAGATCAGTTAGATAAATTAGTGAAAGATGCAAATGAAACAGCTAGTAATGCTAAGAAAGAATCCGAAGCAGCGAAAACATTGGCTGAAAAAGTGCAAGAGAATCTTAAAAATAACACGGTAGACATCATTGAAGCTAAGAATCCACCGACAACAGGACTGAAACCTTATAAAACACTTTGGCGTGATATTAGCAATGGGAAGCCTGGTATTTTGAAAATATGGACAGGCGCAGCTTGGGAATCGGTTGTACCAGATGTTGAATCCGTTAAGAAAGAAACACTTGAGCAGGTTAATAAAGATATTGAATCAACAAAAACAGAATTAAATCAAAAGGTTCAAGAGACACAAAATCAGGCGACGGGACAATTCAACGAAGTAAAGGAAAGTTTACAAGGTGTCAACCGTACAATTTCTAATATTGAAAATAAACAAGGTGAAATTGATAAGAAAGTAACTAAGTTTGAACAGGATTCTAATGGATTTAAAACTTCTATTGAATCATTAACGAAAAAAGATACTGAAATTAGTAATAAATTAAATACTGTCGAATCAAATGTGGAAGGTACAAAAAGGGCTATTTCTGATGTGCAACAAACAACAAGTGAACTAAAGAAAACAACTACTGAAATAGAAGAAAAAGCTGGGAAAATCAGTGAGAAGTTAACGAATGTAGAAACAAAGGTTAATAGTGATAAAACTGGTGGACGTAACCTTTTATTAAAATCAAATGTTAAATATGAAAAAACAGACTATCTAATCAATCAATATTCTCTAACTGAAAATTTCTTTGCGGGTGAGGAATATACCTTTGTAATTAAAGGAAGTGTCCCACAAGGGCAGAAATTTGGAATTTGGCAGAATGGTGGGTCTAGCAATGTTGGATATGCAACAAGTGTTTACGCTAATGGAATAACTTATGTAACCTTTAAAGCTGTTGTGGCTACAAGTGGAAATGAACGAAAGTTAAGCTTATATAATTATCCGAGTAGTACTACGAAATCTATTGTGGAATGGGTTGCCTTGTATAAAGGGAATAAGCCGCAGGATTGGACGGCACCGCCTGAAGAGCAGGTAACAACAGATGAATTTACCAAGAAAACAACTGAGATTGAAAAAAGTGTGGATGGCGTAAAAAACACTGTAACCAGTGTTCAAAATAGCCAAGCTGGATTCGAAAAGCGTATGACTACAGTAGAGCAAACAGCAACGGGGTTATCTTCCACAGTGAGCAATTTAAATAATGTAGTATCAGATCAAGGGAAAAAGCTTACTGAAGCAAATTCAAAACTCGAACAACAGGCAACAGCAATCGGTGCAAAAGTTGAGCTTAAACAAGTAGAAGATTATGTTGCTGGATTTAAGATACCTGAGTTGAAGCAAACAGTCGATAAAAATAAACAAGATTTATTGGGCGAACTAGCTAACAAACTTGCAACTGAGCAATTTAATCAAAAAATGACTTTGATTGATAACCGCTTTACTATCAATGAACAGGGGATCAATGCTTCAGCCAAAAAGACAGAGGTATATACAAAAGATCAAGCAAATGGGCAATTTGCCACATCATCTTATGTAAGAGATATGGAAACCCGTCTTCAGTTAACTGAAAAGGGCGTTAGTATATCTGTAAAAGAAAATGATGTAATCGCAGCATTCAATATGAGTAAAGAAAACATTACTTTGAATGCGAACAGAATTAACTTAGTAGGTTTTATTACAGCAAATCATATTAAAGGAAAAGTTTTAGAAGGAGTAACACTTAAAACGAGTGGAAACAGATTTGTTGAAATAAATAAACAAGACATGAAGATTTTCGATTTAGATAAGCCACGTGGTTATATAGGATTTATGGAAACAAATGATGGAAGTATTCAACCATCATTAGTCCTTGGTTCTGATAATAGAAAATACACTGGTACAGGATCATTTTATATTTATCAAGTCATGCCACGAATTAATGGAGTCGATCAACCTTCTAAAGCGTATGCAAAATTTGGGGTTTCTAAAGGAGAAAATGCAGAAGGAACTAATATTTGGTCAAATTATATTCAAATGCAGAATGATGGTGGACATCTGAGCGTATATTCAGATGGACAATTTCGTTTTAAAAACTTAAATGATATTATTTTTGAATCTGAAGGATGGGCTCCTGGGTACGGCAAGTTTATAGTGACGACAACAGAGCCGCATTATTTTAAAAATAACTATGGTGAGTTTCATTTTGATAGAAAAGGTACTGGGAACAGTATATACTTTGCCAATGGCGTTAATGATCATGATTTAAACATGGGAAGATTAATGCTAAGAGCAAGTCTTGTATCAGGCTATGATATGAGTTTACAAATTAAAGATGTGCATGGTAATGGATGGCGAGATATAGAATTAAGAACGCTACGAGCTAAAGAAAATATATCTGCTACAGGGCGTATGTGGGCGCAAGAATTTATCCCTAATTCTTCTCGTACGCTTAAAACGGACATAGAAGACCTTCCATTCTCTGCTTTAGATAAAATCAACTCTGTAAACATCAAACAGTATCACTTTATAAGAGATGTTGAACGCTTCGAGTCAGGGGAGTCTATTACACTTCCAATTAATTACGGTATGATTGCGGAGGACTCTGACGATGTATTCACCACACCACAGAAAGACGCTGTAACACTTTATAGCTCGGTTTCAATTTCTATTCAAGCAATACAAGAAGTTGACTTTAAAGTTAAAAATCTTCAATTTGACCACGGTATGTTGAAGCAGGAAGTTGATACTATTAAAGAACAACTTGAAGCAGAAAAACTTGAGAAAATTTCAATGAAAGCTGAAATTGCTGAATTAAAGGTATTAGTACAACAATTAATAAACAAATAAAACGAAAAGAG